TATAGATAGAGTAGCTGCTGCGTTTGTAGCACTAGAGGAGCTTCCTGAGTGGTATCAATACTTGTTGTTTATTGCTATAAGTTCTAGCTTTGGAATTCGTGGAGTTAGTAAAATAATGGATATGAGGAAATAAACTAATGGCATTAGATGTTAGAACAAAAAGCCCAGCGCCTTATCAAACTTTAGTGCTTCCTCAAGACACACAGGAAGAAGAAGTTGTCAGCCTTGCTAGTGGCTTTGATAACGAAGTAGACCCTTTTGCAATTGAGCAGCCTGTAGAACCTGTAGCCCCTGTAGAACCTGTAGCCCCTGTAGAACCTGTAGCCCCTGTAGAACCTGTAGCCCCTGTAGAACCTGTAGCCCCTGTAGAACTAGACTTTTCTCTATACGGTGAACAAGCGCGTCCTTTTGTAGACACAGTAGCAATGAACGAACGACTAGCAGCCGAAGACCCAGCAGCGATAATGGCGCGCATCAACGCCTCTCTGGGATACGACTTAGGCAGTACTGACACCACTATTGCCAACTTAGACCCTGCTGCTTCAACTGCTTACGCAATGGACGTACAACGCCCACAACTTTTACAGGATATTAACTTATCTCGTGATTCTTTTACTGACGAAGAGTTTACAGACAACACTAAATTTTGGGACATTTATACCCCCAAAGAAGCAGAGTTTAAGCAAGGCCAACGAGACGCTCTAACAGATTTGTATTCAACAGACATCGAACAGTTTTCTAAAGTATATGATAATCTTGATATTAACTCTCAGCTTAACTTTGTAGAAGGACAATACTCACAGGGAACTATAGACAAGACTACGTATCTTGAGCAAGCCGCTGGTCTTCTTTATGCAGACGATGCTAGACGAAGCGCCCCCGGCGCAGAGCCATCCAAGCAATACTTTATTAAAGAAGACACTCTTTATGAAGTTCCTTCTACGTTTGCGGATGACCCTAGCGGTTTCTACGCTAGAGAAGTTATCTTGTTTGATGACCAAGAGTTAAGCGGTACTAGCAGAGACTCACGGTTAAACGAAGAACAGCTCTTTAAACGTGCAATAGGTCAGACTAACTACGAGAGTGCAGACTCTGAGTCTACATGGGTGGCTGCTCGTGATAATGTTTTAAAGCCTATGGCCAGAATAGGTTTAGCAATAGCCACAGGGAGTTCGTCAGAGCAACTTTTTTCTGCTATTAAATTAGCTTCTGGTGAGACTCTCCACGCTTCAGACTATGCTAACCTTGCTCTGGGTGGCATGGAGATGGCTAACATAATAAAGGCACCTGTAGACGCGGCTACGGCAGCGCAGGCTGGTACAGACGCAATGAATGCAGTTAATGTCGCGGGCACTGGTAATGCTATAGCCGCAGGAAACGCCGCTCAAGCAGCAGCATCCGCAGGAACAGGTGTCTTAGGTCTTGGTTATAATGCATCAAAAGCTTTAATAACAGGGGTAGTTACAGGAGACCCTGTAGAAGCTATTGCTCGTGCTTATGGGCCTGCGGTTGTTAAAAAAGCCATAGATAAGCTTGGTGTTGGGGATGCCTTAAACACTTGGGCAAGTGATAATAATATAAACGCTGACGACTTGAACGCGGGAATTAGTAAGACTCTAAAATCTCTTGCTAAAGGCGATGATATAGAAGACGCTTTGCTAAAAGGTGTAGGTAAATACATAACGGAAGGAGGAACTATTCTTCCCGATGCTGTTGAGGATGCTTTCAAAACAGCAGGTAAGCAAGTAGCTGATTTAGTATCACCAGTTACAGACGTTTTATCTGTACTTAACAAGAACCTCATTAAACCAGTTGCTTCAGAAGTAGGGGATGTTCTCTCAGCCGTAGATACCGAAGCTAGAGGCTTGTTGTCAGCAGTAGACGATAAAGTGCTACAGCCTCTTACGCGTCCTGTTGGAGATGTTCTATCAACGGCAGACACAGCAGCTAGAGAAGGTTTATCAGCTTTTGACGATGCAGTACTTAACCCTGTTGGAGACGTAGTTGAGGACGTAGGTCAAGCGGTAGGGGACGTAGCTGAGGACGTAGGTCAAGCGGTAGGGGACGTAGTTGAGGACGTAGGTCAAGAGGTAGGAGACGCGCTGTCAGCCGCTGAAACAACAGTTAGACAGATTATTGGAGATATAGACTTACCAGACTCAGACTTACCTGATATAGACTTACCTGATATAGACTTACCTGATGTAGACTTACCTGATATTAGTTTACCTAACTTAGGCTTACCTAGTGTTGGTCTGCCACAAGTAGTTATGCCTAGCAGTCCTTCAGCTACACGTACTACGGATACTTTGTTTGGAGATATGTTAAAGCTTGAGACAAAAATAACACCTTTTCAACAAGCACTAATACAGTCACAACAACAACAACAACAAATGGCTTCTTTACCAGCTACACAGCAACTTGTTAACTATAACAGACTAGGGCAGTTTTTACAGCCAACACAGCCAGCAGAAGGTTTAATAACAGGAAGAAGGTTTTAATACATGACATATTTACAGATAGTAAACAGCGTGCTACGTAGGCTCCGAGAGGATGAGGTAAGCACTGTAGCTCAGAACAGCTACTCTAAGCTTATAGGGGAGCTTGTTAATGATGCTAAAAGAACTGTAGAAGACTCTTATGATTGGACTGCGTTACGTACTGAATTACAGTTGTCTCTTGTTGCTGATACCAATACATATTCTTTGACAGGCTCAGGTACTAGCTTGAAGGTTTTTAACGTCATAGATGAAACTTCCAAGAACTTTATACAGTACCGCGGTTCTACGTACATGGACAACGCTAACTTAGTAACCCCTGCTCCCACAGGCAAGCCGCAATACTATTGCTTTAAAGGTGTGGACGTTAACGGAGACGACACTGTTGAGATTTACCCCACCCCAGACAAAGCGTACACGGTGACGTTTAACTCTGCTGTACGTACTGATGAATTTACTAACGATACTGACAGACTAACAGTACCTTTTATACCCGTAACACACTTAGCTACAGCACTTGGAGCTAGAGAGCGTGGAGAAACGGGTGGTACATCCGCCGCAGAGTTGTTTGCTTTAGCCGGTAATTCATTGTCGGACGCCATTGCTTATGACTCAGCCAAACACCCCGAAGAAACTATCTGGTATTCATAATGGCTCAACAATTACAGAACATTACAGTAGCAGCGCCAGGATTCTTTGGCCTTAACACGCAGGACTCACCTATTGGTGGTAATCCTTCGTTTGCGTCTATCGCAGACAACTGTGTTATTGACAAGTTGGGTCGTATTGGTGCAAGACAAGGTTATGAGGAAGTCAGTACCAACGGTTCCTCCGTACTAGGCACTAGCCGTGGTATTGAAACAGTGTACGAATTCATTGATTCTTCCGGCGATAAATATATAGTGTCAGCAGGTAATAACAAACTATTTACAGGGACTACAACACTAGTGGATGCCACACCCACGGGTTATACTCCTACAGCTAACAACTGGAAAGCTGTTACTCTAAACAACCATGCGTACTTGTTCCAACGAGACCATGAGTACGTGCTTGGTACAGACGAGGGTGGTTCTTTTGTATTGGAAGAACACTCAGCACACAGCCAAGCAACAGGTACACCACCAGAGGCTAATGAAGTTTTAGCAGCTTACGGGAGACTTTGGGCAGCGGATGTTACTGGCAATAAGCACACAGTATACTTTTCTGATTTGTTAAATGGACATCACTGGACAGGTGGTACTTCAGGTTCGTTAGACGTTACTACTGTATGGCCTACAGGCTTTGATGAGATAACAGCCTTAGCAGCTCACAATGGCTTTCTAATCATCTTTGGCAAGAAGTCTATACTAGTGTACTCCGGTGCTACTTCTCCGGCTTCTATGACCCTTACAGACACCATAGAAGGCGTTGGTTGTATAGCTCGTGACTCAGTACAGCACACAGGCACTGACATTATCTTTTTGTCTGACACGGGTGTACGTAGTTTTGGCAGGACTATCCAAGAGAAGTCTATGCCTGTGCGTGACATCAGTAAGAATGTACGTACTGATTTAATGTCATTAGTCTCTTTAGAAACTAAACCTATTAAGTCTGTGTACAGTTCTGATAATGCTTTTTATGCGGTGACACTACCTGACAGTAATACTGTATATTGTTTTGACATGAGAACACCCTTAGAGGATGGCTCTCAACGCGCTACTACTTGGTCAGGTCTAAACCCTCTGTCGTTTGCTGTTCTTGAGGGTGGTAGTATTTACATAGGCAAGGACAGTGGTATTGTTGAGTACAGTGGTTTTTTAGACGGAACTGAAAAGTACGAGATGCGGTACTTTAGTAATCCTTTGGACTTTGGCAATGCGGCTAACCTAAAGTTCTTGAAGAAATTTAACTTAACTATTATCGGCGGTCAAAGCACACCCACAACTCTTAACTGGGGGTATGACTATACGCAAAGTTACACTAAGCAAGCATTTATTTTTGGTACAGGAACTCTAGCCGAGTACGGCATTGCTGAGTACAACACTACTGGTGAATACACTTCATCTATTCTTATCAACACTCCGAAGGTAAACACCAGTGGTAGCGGTGAGGTAGTGACGATTGGCCTTGAAGCTGAGATTAATGATGCTCAGTTCTCTATTCAAAAAATTGATATACACGCTCTATTAGGGAGACTGATATAATGAGTAACGGATTAATGGGATTTTTAGGCGGCACAGGTCAGGACTTGTTAGAGACTGGTGCTAGATATTATCTAGGCGGTGAGAACATTGACCAAGCACAGCAACTAGGTAGAGAGTCACAAGCTGCTACTACTCAGTTAGCTGAACAAGTAGGCACTACTGCTCAGTTTAAACCCTACACAGTAACAGGTTCTTTAGCTGACGTATCAGCAACCCCTGAAGGTGGTTTAACAGTTGGTTTGTCTCCTGAGCAACAGGCTCTACAGACGCAGCTAATGGGTCAGGCAGCCGGTTTGTTCGGTCAGGTGGGGCAAGACCCCGCAGCACAACAAGCGGCTATCTTCGAGCAGATTAGGGCTACACAGCGTCCTGAAGAGGAGCGTCAGCGTTTAGCTTTGGAAGAGCGTATGCTTTCTCAGGGTCGCTTAGGTCTCTCCTCCTCTGCTTACGGTGGTTCTTCACCTGAGTTATTGGCACAGGAGACTGCACGACAGGAAGCCATGTCACGTGCTAGTTTAGGTGCTAGACAGCAAGCATTAGCTGAACAGCAGCAGTCTCTGACAGGAGCACAGGGTTTGTTAGGTGCGGGTTATATGCCACAAGAACAGGCTCTTGGACTCTTTGGTGCCGCACTCACACCTGCTTCACTAGCCGCTAGAGGACAGCAAACAGGCGCCCAGTACGGTGCTGAACTAGGCTTAGGCGGTATTGAAGCTCGTTTGCAAGCTGAAGACCTTGCTAATCAGCTAAGACTACAACAGCAGTCAGCTTTACTTGGTGGTCTATTTGGTAGAGAAGCTACGTTACAAGAACAAGTAGCTGCCGCTGCGTTAGGACAGCCCAATTTAGCTTCAGGAGATACTGGCTTATTGTCGCAAGGTCTTAACTGGTTGTCAGGACGGCTTGGCGGTGGTCTGTCAACTAATCAAAATTACACACCTACTAATACAGTTCAAGACGTTCAAGATGTTCTTGATTTAAGTAATTATAACGTATTAGACGACGCTAACTACTCGTAAATAGGAGAACAAACACAATGGCTCAAGATTTAATGAGAATGCTCACAGAGATTACTCCAACACAACAACCTGTTGCAGGTACTGCCGGTTTCCGTGGTATGTTTGGACAACAGCAAGCACAAGGTGTTGCCAGTGGTTTAGGCAAGATTGCACGTGGGGGTGCCCCTTCGTCTCAAGCACGTATGGGTCAAGCGTTAGCTGGTCTGGACTTAAATAAACCGGAAGACCTAGCTAAACTAGCTAAGATACAACAGGGTACTGGTGACCTCGCTGGTGCTGCTCAGACGGCTGCTAAGATGCAGAAGCTGGTTCAAGAAGGGGCTGAAAAAGACGCTCTTATTAAAAAAAGAAATGCTTTAATAGAATCTGCTAAAGCTATGAATCTTACTGCCACAGTAGAATCCTTACAAAGCGGCGGTAGTTTAGAGGAAGCTCAAAAGACTGTATATAAAGAGCAGGAACGAGGCATGATAAACAAAGGAGGTCGTCGCGGTAAGGTAGCCGTAGCTAACTCTAAAAACGCTGACCCTGAGTTTATTAAACGTGTAAACGCTGGTGATTTTGATGAAATGTCCGACACTTTGTTTATTGAGCAATTAGAAGGCAAAAAAGCAACTGTTAAAGCCTTTACTAACGCTCAGGGAGAAGTACAGAGCCGTCGTGTAGATGAGTCAGCTAATGTTTGGAATCCTGAGACAAATAAGTGGGAGTCTCCTATGAACTTAGGCTTAAAACCCGCTCCTGTTGTTACTAAACAGATTAGTGCGGCTGATGGTATTACTTCTAAGCTGACAGGTAAAATGACTGATAACTTCTTGGAGTTAAATACTCAAGCACAGATAGCCGAAAAAATACTAAGAATTAACCAAGATAGTATGGAAGTTCTTGACGAAGGTATTGTTAGTGGTTTCACCGCACCTATCCAGTTGGAAGTAATGCGTATAGGTAAGGCAATGGGTATGCTGCCTAAAGATATGGAAGATAAAGTTGCGGCGACTGAGTTGTTTATGATTAGTCGTGCTAAACAGGTACTTCCTCTTATTAAAGCCCTTGGTTCCGGTACAGCAATCTCGGATAAGGATAGGGAGTTTATTGAGAAAGTCGTGGCCGGTAATATTACTCTTGATGAGAGAACCATTAGAGAAGTTATTCGCATTGAAAGCCAAGTTGCTATGGACGCTATCAACGCTAACAACAGTGCGTTGGACACTCTTAATAGAGTTGAAGGTACTGAATTAGACAATTCTGTTTATCAGAGTCTTTACATACAGCCTCCTGAGATGACTACTACACAGCAAGGCTACAGTTCAGGCGCTCAGAGCTACTTAAACCGTATTAAATAATAGGACGGGAATAATGGA